GGTTTATTAGACCCAAATTCTGAACCCGTAGATTTTATGGGTGGCGGTATGTATCCACAAAGTCAAATTTCTAAACCCCAATACGCACAGTCTTCACAAATGCCTATGGCTGCGCAAGCAGTAGCTGCAGACTACGATCCAAAAACTAACCCAATTACAGGCGAACCTGTAGCTACTATGGCCGGTGGCGGTACCGGTGCAGACGCCCTTAAAGATTTAATGGGTAGCCGAGATGCAATGGATAAATATACACTCCAATATGCACAAGAAGGTGGTCCAGCGGCATTAGCAGCTAAAGCACAGGGTGGCGACTATAATGCTATGCTTGCTTTAAAGAAACTACGCGGCACACCTAACGCAAACTATGCTGGCGGTGGTATTGCTAACTTAGGCGGATACTCTGATGGCGGTCGTATGCTAAAAGGTCCTGGTGACGGTATGAGCGACTCTATTCCTGCTAGTATTCAAGGTAAACAACCAGCCCGTCTTGCTGATAATGAGTTTGTAGTACCCGCCGATGTTGTGTCTCATTTAGGTAATGGGTCTTCGGATGCTGGCGCTAAAAAACTGTATGCGATGATGAACAAAGTAAGACAGGCAAGAACTGGTAAAGCTAAGCAAGCTCCTGCAATTAAAGCTGACAAATACATGCCAGCATGAGCCTCTTAATTCGCCATGTTCCCATTCAATATGTTAATCAAGCCTGGCCTTTGGTTAAAGAATATATTGCGGATGCTGTCCAGTATGGTGGTGACGATTATACGGTGGAGCAAGTCCAAGTTTATTTGGCCACAGGACAGTGGCTCTTGGTTGTGGCAGCAGATGAATCCGGGGCAGTTAAAGGAGCGGCGACTATTAACTTTTGTAACTATCCTAATGATCGGGTGGCTTTTGTTACATTTATTGGCGGTCGTTTAATATCTAACCAAGATACTTTTAAGCAGTTTAAAGATTTGCTAAAGGCTAATGGAGCGACTAAAATACAAGGTGCAGCAAGAGAAGCAATTGCCCGCTTGTGGAGTCGTTATGGGTTTGAAGAGCGGTACATTATTGTAGAGACAAAAATATGAGATATACACTAGATTCTATGTTGCCTGAAAAGGCTTTTTCCCCGCGCTTAGGCCGTGGCTTTGGGGCCGGCGGAATGACATTAGAGGGTGGTGGTGGCCAAAGTGCCCCCGCCCCCGCTGCAGCTCAACCTACTACAACAAACGTTCAAAATACTAACATTCCAGAATACGCCCGTCCCTATGTAGAGACGATGCTTGGCGCTACTCAGCAGCAATTATTTAACACCTCTCAAAATGCAGATGGTTCTACTCAAATTACTGGCGTAAAACCATACGTACCGTATAGCCAGAATCCACAAGATTACGTTGCAGGCTTTAGCCCAATGCAACAAGCTGCCCAAGAATCTACGGCTAATCTTCAAACTCCTGACCAATATGGTGCTGCTACACAAATGACTGGTATGGGCGGACTAGGCACTCTTGGTACTGCTGGTCAAGAAGCACAAGCGGGTAATCGTTACAACCAGATGGCAACAAACCCATACGCTACTCAAGCGTTCATGAGCCCATATATTCAGGCTTCTTTACAGCCGCAGTTGCAAGAATTGCAACGTCAATACGGGATTACTGGAGCACAAGAGCAAGGCGCGGCAACTACTGCTGGGGCTTTTGGCGGTTCACGTGAAGCTTTAATGGCTGCCGAAAATGAGCGTAATAAAAATACGGCGATGAATCAAGCAATTGGTCAAGGCTATAACACCGCATTCCAGTCGGCTCAACAAGCTCAACAATTTGGTGCTAACTTAGGTTTGCAAGGGCAACAAGCAGCTCAGGCTGGCTATGGTCAACTAGGTCAACTTGGTGGTCAAATGGCTGGTATTGGTGGCCAACAGTTTCAAACCCAACAAGGCATTATTGCGGCTCAAAGCCAAGCTGGTCAGCAACAACAGACACAGCAGCAAAACATCATTAATCAGGCAATTCAAAACTACGCTACTGCACAGCAGTACCCACAACAACAGTTGTCTTTTATGAATGCAATGCTCCGTGGTTTGCCAACACAACAGTCTACTACTAATGGTTATCAGGCGGCTCCAAGCACGCTCAATCAGATTACTGGTCTAGGCATTGCTGGACTAGGCGCGTACAATGCCTTTGGCGGAGGCGCTGCCGCTGCTTCAGATATTAATTTAAAAGAAAATGTAGTGCTCTTGTGGCGCGCTGATAACGGTGTGGGTATATACGAGTTTGAGTACAAACCTGAATTTAAAGACCACGAGTTATGTGGACACGGTAAGTTTATTGGTTACGTGGCTCAAGAAGTTGAGAAGTTTATGCCTGAAGCTGTCTTTACTATGGACAATGGTTACAAAGCCGTTAATTACGATATGGTTGGGAGGGCTGCATAATGTTAGGTATGGACCAAATGTATAAGATGGCGCTTGATCCGCGTATCTATCCTGACTCACGCTTGCTTTCTATTATGCAAGGCAAAGACCAGTCTCTTCCTATGGCTATCGCCATGGCCGCCAAACAACAACGCGATAAATTACACGCAGCAGCTCAGGGGCAACAGGCTCAACAAGGCGCTAAACAGCCGTCTGTAAAAGACCAAATGTTAGCTAAAGATTTACCCCCAGAACACTCTGGCCTAGCTGCGTTACCTGCTGAAAATATGCATGAGATGGGTAGTGAACAAATGATGGCCGGTGGTGGTATTGTTGCATTTGATGATAACCAAAACCAACCTGTAGAACTAGGTATGGACGGCGATGCTGCTCCATTAACTGAAGAACAAATGATTAACGCCGCTGGCGGTCGCGGTACGAAAAAGTCGCAAGAAGAAATTAAAAAAGCCATAAAAGAACAGAACGCTGGAGTTAGTTCTGGAGTTAGCAGTTTGTTGAATTTTCCTGGAAAAGCATTACAGTCCACTAAAGACTGGATGTACTCAGACCCACAAGATAAAATTCTAAGTAAAGCTCAAGCTGGCACTTTAACCCAAGCAGACTTGACCCCACCAACAAATCCAAATTTAGTTTCACAAGGCGCTGTAGCAAATCGTGATGCGTATAGAAGCGCTCCAGCAGTTCCGGCAATAACCCCTGAAATGCAAGCTGAAATAGACAAGCAATCAGCAGCAAACCCACCAGGCGGGCAAAAAGCCCCTGGGGGTGTAGGTACACCTCCAGCAGTAGCCCCAGGTGCACAACCACCAGCCGGTATTGGTGAACCGCCCAAGCGTGTTGATAGATTTGCTGGTTTAGGCGAAACTCAAGAAACGTTTGATAAAAAACTAGCCGCTGAGCAAAATGCTGGAAAAAGCGAATTTTTAATGAACATGGGCCTTAAGATGATGACCACTGTCGGCCCGCTCGGTAAGGCTATTGGTGAAGGGGGTATTGCTGGTTTACCTAGCCTATCCGCAAGCCGTAAAACTATTCGTGAACTTGAGAAAAATCGTACCGATTACCAGCTTAATATGGCTAAAGCTCAAACAGCAGCTGACGAAGGTAACGACGATCTGGCGTATAAATATAAAGCTCTGGCAGAAAAAACAGCCCATGATGCAGGTATGCTGGCTGTTGAAAAAACAAAAGCTGGTGCGTACGCAAATGCTATTGGTACCAAGCAAGATGTGGCGGATCAGCGCCGTGAAACCTCTATTATGGGTATTGCCAAAGGTTTGCTTGAGAAAAACATGAAATACAACATGCCAAATACCAAACCAGAAGAACGCCAAGCTATGGAACAAGCAGCTATTAATTCGGCCGTTAACATGTATAATAGCGCTAGTACCGCTACAAAAGGTAGCGCTGGGTTCAAATATTTAGGCAAAGAAACTTAAGGTTAAGTTATGGCGATATACCGCGTTGAAGGTCCCGATGGCTCAATCCACCGAATTGAAGGACCCGATGGGGCAACGCCTAAACAAGTAGAAGCTTTTGCCCACCAACAATTTGCAGCTCAATCTGCTCCTGTGGCGGCTATATCAAATGAACCACCCCCAGATACAGGGTTTACAGGCGCTTTAAAGTCTAGCGCTGAACAGATCCAAGCAGACTACGAACGTTTAAAAGGCAAGCTAGGCGTTAAATCTACCGAAGAAGCCGAAGCAGAAGCTAAGAAACACGAAGAAAAAGCATCTAAAGTATTTAAGCCTACTGAAGAAGGTTGGCTTGAAGCTCCTTGGACTAAATTAAAAGAGACTGCTGGTGGCTCTTTGCCATACATGGCGTTGCCTGTGGCTGCTGGTGCTACTGCACTTGCTCTTCCTGAAGCTGCAGCGGCAGCTCCTATTCTTGGTGGTTTAGCTACGGCTGGTGAAGCTTTGGGTATGGGTGCTGCTGGAGCGGCATCGGCTGCTCAATTTACTGGTTCAAACCTTTCACGCCAAGTTCAAGAAGGCAAGTCGTTAAAAGACGCTAGCTTTATGCAGGCAGCTGCGGCGGCTATTCCTCAGGCTGCTTTAGATGTAGTTGGTTTGAAGTATGTACCTGGCATTCAAAAAATCTTCCGTTCAATTGGGCAAGACATTACCGAAGAAGCAGCTAAGAAAATGCTGCAACAAGGCGCGCTAAAAACAGCGGGTCAGTACATCGCTGGCGGCGCAAAGATTGCTGGTATTGAAGGTGCTACAGAAGCTGGTCAACAATTTTTCGAGCGCTTACAAGCCGGCCTGAACATAGCAGACCCCGAAGCCCGTAAAGAGTACCTTGATAACTTTGTTGGCGGCGCTGCATTAGGTGCAGTAGCTGCTCCGTTTGGTGTACATGGAACTCGTGCCGATGCTAGAAATGTATTGGATAAAGCTCAAGCAGGGCGTGAAGAAGAGGTCTTAAAAGCAGAACAATTAGCTGCGCAACAAGCGCAAGAAACAGCACAAGCCCAAAAAGAAATGCAGGGGATATCCCCTAGCGGCCCTACAGAAGTAGAAACTGAACAAAATAGAATTCGTTTAGACCGATCTGCAGCACAAATTACTGATCAAAAACGTGTACTAGAAGACCACTTAAATGGGTTGCGTCAGCAAGCCAGCCAAGAAACAGATTTAGGTAAGCTCGAAACAATCACTACAGAAGCACAAAAGTACCATGCTGCGTTGGACGATCTTGACCCAGATAAAGTTAAGGGCCAAATACAAACGCTTACAAAAGAAAGTACTAATCTTCAAAAGCAGCTTAAGAAAATTAAAGATGACCCAGAAGCGGCCGCTGAAGTTCAAGCTAACTTGGAACAAAACCAAACCAAAGCGCAAGAACTAAATGATCGTTTAGCAGCTATTGAACATGCCAATAGGAAGACTGCAACAGCAGAAGAAATTGATAAGAATCTAGCTAAGAAACAAAAAGAATTAGCTAAGGCTAAGGAAACCGGCGACTTGCAGTCAATGGGTAAAATCCTTGCTTCAATGAAGGCGCTGCAAGAGCAGCACCCTGGCGATGCAACTAAACAACCCTCCCTGTTTGAAGGTGAAGGTGAGTCTGCTGTTTATCCTGAATATCAAAAACGTCTTGCTGAAGAAGACCGTCAGCGTCAAGCTAAATCGCAAGAAGTTTTAGACCAAGAAGCTATTCAAAATGCACAGCAACAAGAAATTAAACAGTCTACTGGTGAAGCTCCACGCCTTGGCAAGTACAAAGAGGAAATGACGTCGGATGAATATACCGACTTACTGGCGCATAAACTGGTAGACCTACACACCCGTCCTGATACGCATATTCCTGCCCCTTTAAGCCCTGCGCAAAAAGCCGCCGAAACTAAACGTGTAAATGCTATCAATGCCGCTAAAGTTGAGTTTGAAGTTAAAGCACAAGATTACCAAAACCTTGTAAACCAAGCGGACGAATTGGGCCGTGGTGAGAAAGGCCCGGGTACTGAGATTTATACTGCCAGGGGCGATGTAGCCGCGCTAGGCAAAAAACTAGATGCCGCTAAGAAAGCGATGTGGGAAGCTAAAGGCAAAATGATTGCCACTATTCCCGAAGGTACAAAAACTACTATTGAATCTGGCCGTGCTAGCGCTGCAGCACAAGATGTACACTTGTTAGACCTTACAGACACTATAGATAGTATGCGTAAGGGTGAATGGTTTGGTGGTCCAAACCCAAGAATGGCGGAAGGCTTTTTACACAGTTTAGCAACTAAAGCACGGTCGGCCCTTGATAAATATGTACAGGCTACAGTAAGCCACATTAACTACGCACGTTTAGAAAAAGGTCTAGACCGTCTTTCTGAACCGCAAAAAGAAGACATCGTTAAGCAGCTTGATGGCTTGATGTTGAACAAAATTCAACGGGCTGTTGGTAAGAAAGCTACTGAATTAAAAGAAGCTGAAGTTGGAAGCGGTCATGTAAAAGCTGCATTAGAAAAAGTAGGCTTTAGATTTAAAGAAGGCGAGATTGAAACAGGATTTCACCGTAATGAATATAAAGACGTACAAAAGTTTGCTGAAAGACTTAAAAATAAGTACACCAATAAAGGTGTAAAAGAAGTTGGCACGCTACAACGTATAACTCCTGAAGCTGCTAGCCGTTATGCGGTTCAAAATGTTCTTACTAAAAAGCAAGCCGAAAAGAACGCAACTAAAGCAAAAGCTATTCCTGCAAAAACAACGCAGGAGCGTACGAAAGAAACTGAACAAGAAGCGGCTCAGCAAACAGGCTTAGGTTTAAGCGGTAAAAAACAAGGGTTTGAAGTTGCAGAAAAACTACAAGCCGCACTGCCGCACCAAGGGCCTAAAGTAGAGGCTGCGTTTAATTTTGCTAAGCAATACTTAAAAGAATGGAATGCTCGTAAGAGCATGGTACTGAATGAGAAACAACGTATGGCGCTTAAAGAAGCGCGTAAAAAGTATGTTGAATCCCGCGCAGCGTTAAACCAACAATTTAAAAATAGTCGAGTTGACCCCCGTATTGCCAAAATAATGAATTGGATGGTCACCGCTGATGAAAAAACTCCGCGCTATAGAAAAGCCCAGAATATCATTATTGGTATGGAAGGGAAGATGCAACAACAGGTGTTTGCTAAGACACCTGCAAAACGTATAGAAGAAATTGCGCCAGCTAAGAAAGAAGAGCAAGAAAAATTAACTGAAAAAGAACAGCAACTTCGGGAAGACCTTGGCTATAAAGACCTTGAAAAAGAAGAAGCCGGTGAAGAGGTTGGGCGTATTTCAGAAATTGGCTTGGCTAAAATTCGCAAGACCATGCAAGAACGTGTGGACTTTATTACCAAACGCTTAGAGTCGCAAAAAGCCCCAGTTAAAGACCGTGAAGGTTTGGTAAAAGAAAAAGATAAATTGATGTCGCAAATTAAAGCGACAGATCAAGTACTTAACGCTCGCCGTATTGGTATGATTGTTGGCCAAGCACAAGAAGAGCAAGGTTCCAAACGCTATAAAGCCTCTAAGACCGAAAAGAAAATGGTTAAAGAAGGTAAGCTTGAAGAAAAAGGTGTTACGCCCCTTGCTTATGAAATGGTATTACAGGCGTATAACGAGAACGCAAAGACTGCAGCCCCAAAAGTTGAATTTAATAATAAGATCCATACACTTGCTACTGTTGAGCTGCGTCTTGACCGGGGCACTAATTTAACGGCGCAACGCCGGAAACAATTAGAAAAACTAAAAAATAAACTTCGTAAAGAACTGGGAAATTTAGCTGATGCCGCTGAAGGAGAACAAGTAAGCGCTGAAGACGAAGCAAAAGAACTTGGTGTTGATCCGGAAGCATATAAACGTTTGCTTCGCGCTATGGATATTGGGTTTAAACCACGAGTTGGTGAAGGAAGATCTTCCGGCATTCAGATGTTGCGCTCTGCAGCTCAGGCTGTAGTTGATAAGCTCAAGATACCAAAAGGTTTAAACGTAACTGTTATTCAAGACCTTTCTTCAACAATGAAACAGTATATTCGCGAGCGTGGATATAACCCCGATTTAACTAAAGGTTTCGTTACTGAAAATGGCGATGTAGTTATCGTAGCTGCTAATCACAAAACAACTAACGAAATTGCTGAAACTTTAGCACACGAAATTACAGGGCACTTAGGAGTCGAAGCTATTCTTGGTAAAGAAGGAATGACCGCTTTAGTTAAAAAAATCACCACCCAAAAAGGCGGTGTAATGGCGTTAGCTGATAAATTAGGTGTTGGTGATGACGCCCATGCAGCATACACGGCTGCTTTAGATTCTGGTCAAACAAAAGACGAGGCTTTAGAAGCTGCTGTGCATGAAATGATCGCGCATACAGCGGAAAAACACCCAAGCAAAGATTGGGTTGGTAAGGCTAATGAATGGATTAAAGCTTTAGTTGGTGAATTTAGAGCCGCTTTACGGCGCATGGGAATCAAGCTAGATACAAATACATCTGATGTATACAAACTGCTTCGTGAAGCCCGCCGTGATTTTAAAGAAGTAAATCCAGGCGCTTATAAAGAAGCTAATGGCAATATCCAATTTAGCAGCAAGCCAAGCTATAACAGTAAGTTTGCAGACTTAGGCGGTGACGTTAGCAAGATTGTTCACGCTAATAAGACTGCTACCGATAAGGTTAAATCTGTAGCTGCGGGCTTTAAAACGCCCAGCAATATAATTAAAACCGGGGGTATATTGTCCCCTGAAAACCTCTTAGCATTACGGACTCGTTACATTGATAGGTTTGCCCCAATAGAAAGAGTAGCTGAGCAGTTAACTGCAAAACTTAAGAGCTCCCTTGAAGGCACACAGTTAATGTACTACCTGCGTATGTTTGATCAAGGAATTAACTGGGTTGCTCAAACCGCTGCGCATGGCCCAATGAGTATCATTGAAAAGAAACGCAAAGACGGAAAAGTAGAGCGCATAGTCGAGACCAAAGAGGGTGCAAGCCTTCTCAAAGTATCTCAGGCCCTTAAAGAAGCCGATGTAGGTGACGCTAATGCGGCAAACCAGCTATTTACATTCTACTTAGCAGCTAAACGTGCGGCAAATAAAGGTTTAGATACGCTTAATTTTGGCCCAGAAGTTACTCAAGACATGCTTGATAAGGTGATGGACCGCATTAATTCTGACGCTAAAACCAAAACAGCGTTTGAAAAAGCGGCTGGTATCTATAATGAATACAATCGTGGTCTTGTGGAGTTTGGTGTTCAAACTGGTCGATTCTCCAAGGAAGAAGCTGCAAAACTTTTAAAAGAAAATGACTACGTTCCGTTCTACAGAATCGATAAGAACGGCGACATTGCTTTGGACATTGGCGGAGCTACCCCAATCCATATCGGTAATATTAAAAACCAGCCTTATTTACACGAATTAGCTGGCGATAATAAGCCTATTCTAGATGTCTTTACTAGTGCCCTGCAAAATACACGTATGCTAACCGATATGTCTTTGCGTAACTTGGCTACTAGAAACGTGGCATTTAGCTTGCAGGAGCTGGGGCTACTTAAAGTTAAAAAATCTCGTGCCGGTAAAGAGTTTGGTTCAGGAATTTATCCTGGCAAAATGGAAGCTGGGCCGGACGTTATTCATTTTAAAATTGATGGCGTAGACCATCATGCTGTTGTTGATACTGAGTCGATTGGTATTCCAGCAGAGTTGCTGGTTAAAGGAATGGATGGGGTACAAACTTCTATCCCCAACTTGGTTAAGGTCGCCGGTTACCCTGCTAGGTTACTGCGTTCATTTATTACCCGTAACCCAGCTTATGCTGTACGCCAGATTGCGCGCGATTCATTATCCAACGCTTTTGTAACAGGAGCTAATTCAGTTCCTATCATAGACAACTTGAAAGAGTTAGGTTCTATGCTAAAGGGCGTAAACGAAGGTGAATTATTACTTAGAAGCCGTGGTATTTTAGGTGGTCAAGTTCTTGGTAATGCTTCTGATGCCATGCAAAAAGCTATGCTGCAAATCATTGATGGCAAGCCGGGCTGGGAAAAAGCTATGGCTTATCTAGACCACGTAGCTATGATGGGCGATGCATCCTCCCGTATAACTTCTTACAACAGTTTTATTAAGCAAGGGCTGTCCGATATGGAAGCTACCTTAGCTGCTCTTGAGGCAATGAACTTTAGTAAGAAGGGCACTTCGCCTAGCTTGTATTTGCTCAACCAAATGGTTCCATTCTTAAACGCGCAGATTCAAGGTATGGATGTTCTTTACAAAGCATTTGCTGGCAAGATGCCGTTTGCTGACAAGCTAGATATTAAGAAAAAGATTTGGCAACGAGGCGCTATGATGGCTGCATTTACTATGGCATATACAGCTATGTCTTACGATGATGACGACTATAAAAACGCTACGGCATCTGAACGTATTGGTAACTGGTTTATTAAAGTTCCGGGAATTGACGAAAAAGTTAAAGTACCTATTCCATTTGAAGTCGGTGGTATTTTTAAAATGCTTCCTGAAATGCTCTACTCAACTATGTTTAGAGACAAGAAGCTGGGTGAAGCGGCCTCAGAAACATCTAAGTATGTTGTGGATAATTTCTTACCTTCGTTTACACCGACAGCCATTAAGCCAGTTATTGAGCTTGGGTCTAACTACTCATTCTTTACAGGCAAACCGATTGAAAGCCAGCGTCTAATGGAGCTAGCTCCGGGGCAACGTTCGTATGCAAACACACCGGAAGCATTAAAGCTACTTGGGGAAGCTACAAATATATCTCCAGTTAAGGTGGAGTACATGCTGCGCGCATACACAGGTTCGTTACCACTAGCTGTTTTATCTTTAGCTAACCCAGTCGGCGGTGCGGAAAGGCCTGAAGGGCGCGGCGCTTTAAGTAGTACAAGCCCTGTTATCGGCGCTTTCTTCCAGCCTAAAGATGCAAATGGTCTAGTTGATAAAGCGTACCAGCAAATGCAGGACGTAATCCAAGCGGACCGCACATATAAAAACTATATTGATAGCGGTAGAGATGAAGAAGCGGAAGCATACATAACCAAAGAAGCTGATTTAATTGGTATGGCTAGCTTCTCTGGAGACTTTAGGCATAAAATGGGTACGCTAGCTAAACAAGAACGTGCTATTAGATCGATGACTGGCATTAGTGGGGCTGAAAAACGTGCCGCTTTGGACGAAATTAAAGACGCTAAAATCGAGCTCTCTAAAGCATTCCTCAGCGCACGCGAGTAAACCACACCCCCATCTTGCCATTCTTGCGCCCTATCTCTGCCTTGGCTTGTACTCGGTGGTAAAGGGCGGCTTTTAAACCGTTAACCCTTACCTCCTCAAACTTTAATGTAGGAACAAAGAAGCCCCCTTGTGCGGGGACTTCTAACCACGGAAAATGCACTTTAATCTTCCTCACTTATCACCAGCGGCCGTGTAATTCTCATTACATTGACTCGCATCGATGGGCCGCGTGTCTTAGCCAGCATGTCTTTGCGCATGTACGCTATCTTGTAATTAGGTAGTGTTTCAAGCTCCTTCTTCAAGTCAGAGTATCCATAACTCATAGTAGAGCAGTGTTGTTTAAGCAGTTGCTCCTCAATGAAGTAGTCAACGTGCCCCGGGGTCATATCATGCTCAACCCTTCCAGCCACATCTGACCTAGTTAGCGACTGGTCAATTTCATTATGCCCCCCTAGCGTTGCTTTCGTAATACCGTCAATAGCTTTAACCACAACGAATTTACCGTAGCACTCACGGGTGTAGGCGTTAAGAACATCTTCAGCGGAACGGCGGTTGCCTCGTACTGCGGCTCTAGCTTCATTAACCATACCGCGAAGGGTTTCTATAATAGGACGAATAGGTACATCAATAATGCCTGCATATTTTTTGCTCATTAGAATCACTATAGCTACGATGGCGGCATTACCAGCAGTCCAATAACGCTCGTCATCTGATGAATTAAATTCCGCTTTTAACTTCTCGCGGGTCTCTTCAAAAACCTTAACTGCGGTTTCTCTGTTCCTGACAATCCAACGAATCAATTCACGACCTACGACACCGTAGTTAGACTTTAGGAGATCAACAGTACTACTCTCTGTTGACGACGCCCATTGAACTTCCTTGGCAGGCTTGACTTCCAGCATACGGAGCATTTCAGCTTGGGATGTATGCTTGCGCCCACCCGATAAGAAGTCGTAAATATGAGTGTTGCTTGAAAACAACACCATCAAGTTCCATACAGTTGTGTTCAAACGTTCCTTATTGGCGCCTTGTTCCATGCGCTCTTTGCCTTTACCTTGGGTTAAATCCAGTAGGAACTGGGGCAACCACTCAAATGACTCCCGATTTTTGTTTGTAATCTCGTCCATTACAAGCGGGAGGCTGTTTAATAAGCCCTGTCTTTGCTGTGCGGCTACGGCTGAAGTTGATTGCGTGACCCTGTAGAGCTCTGGATGACCCCAAAAACTAGCTGCAAGGGCTAAGGCAAGCGATTTACCACGACCTGAACCCGAAGATCCGAGGTGATAAACAACGCCTCTAAAGCCTGAGAAATGCATCAGGATGGAAGCAGGCCCCACCATACCCATAGTAACAATCTCCCACAGCTCCTTGGCAATGTACATATTGAGTACTTTCTTCCACTCATCCAGCGTGCCCATAGGTTTAGTAGCGTAGTTAACGTTAGCCATACCAGGGGTCGGGACATATAGTTCCTTGCCATCAGGGGAGAAGATGGTGCTGTCGTAAACAAACGAATTGTCCTCTTGCCAGCCGCAGCTATGAGGAACCTTGACCGCCACCTTATTAGAACTGGCGTATTCCACACAACCACGGATGTACTCGTATAGGTGGACATCATTGCCCTTGCCGTAGACTGCGATTATATTGTGGCTAGCTAGCATCTTCACAGTCTCATCCTTACTTACTGCCGATTTTTGAGGCATTATGATATCTGAGGTGTGGGTAGGGCGGCAAACAATCATATGAATCAAATGCTCATCGCCATTATCTAGGATATCAACCACAAACAAATCGTAAGGCAGGATCATTACCTGCTTCTTGACCTTTTCTCCGCCTTCTTCTTCAATTACCTTGTCGATAAAGATGCCCCCATTAGCCCCATAGCTAAATCCGCGGGGTGGAATTGGGCGCACAATCATTAACTGCTCGGCAGGTTTGTCTGCTGTAGCCGCCTTGGTTTCTACTATGATTTCCTTGGGCTTATTGTCGACCTTAATTTCACGTCCCAATGCTAGCGGGTTAGTAATCTTACCGAAGTGTGGGCAACCTTTACATAAACCTGGGTTTGCCTCGTCAAGCTTTAAGCAACTGTAAGGGCCTTTGATTTGGTGCCACTTGGTATTGTGTCGATCCATATCGTAGGGGTGCATGGCGGATAGGGCTTGACCTTCTTCCTCGCCATCTTCGCAGTACTTAGCTATGCTGAGGATACCCCGCCACAAAGGTTCCATGCCGTCATCTTTAGCATGTTCAATGTAATGGTTTATCTGTTTGCATTTGGGCGCCAAAGTTTTAAAGAACGTGATGCTGTTCTCAACTATCTTGACGTTTGATGCAGAACCTTTTAAATCTGGACGCTTGCCTGGTAAATCAAATTTAGGTAGCATTTCATGGGAGTCTTCCCCTACTTTTTCCCTGATGACCGTAGACAGTTGTGTAAAGTCAAACGTTACACCGACCACCTTGATGGCAACAGACCGCGGCTTTTCCTGCTTATAGTTTTGTGTATCAGGTACACGTAGTACTCGAGCTGCATCGCCAGTAACCATGGCGTCAATCCGCAGGCCTTCTTTCTTACAAAGGCGCTTGAGATTTTCTGCTACTGGTTTCCATGCGGATATATCTACTTCGTCAAAAAACGGCCAGTATACGTGCAATCCGCCACCACTAGATACGACGTATGGGGTGCCCAACTGGTCTAACGAAGTTGAAGACAAAAAGCTACCCAATGCTGCTGCTGCTGCCTGCTTATTAGGATAATCCTTTCCTTCACCACAATCAATATCCAAGAATAAAGATTTTATTTTTAATGCGTTTGTGGCTAATCGCTTGCCACTTGTGTTGAATGATGCTAAGGCGTAGAAAGCGTTTAAACCTTCTCCACTAAAGTGTGTAGCGTTGCTATACAGTTCATCAATCGTGTCAACAAAGACATGTTCTTTTTTAGCTGTGCTAAGTTCGCAGGCGCAATATTTACCCGAAGACGGAAGCACAGTCGCTAGGAATTCCTGCGACTTCATAAATGCTCCTTGGGTTAACCGTTAATGCGTTGATTGAATCTTTTTAGTACTTCCTTTTGAAAACTTAACGGCATGCCAGTATCAAGGTAGCGTTCTGCAAAGCTAATTAGTTCTTTGTCGGTTAAGGCAGTTGGCGATATTGCCGATTCTTTTATTTGTTCTGCTTGCATTTTTTCATTGCCTCTTCAACAGTACTGCTTGTTTGTAATATGCGTAACAGGTTGGTCACGCTCGTTCTGTACGATGGAGTAACTTCGGTTCCAGCGAACCAGTTATAAACCGTCTGTCTTGTTGCGCCTGTGTATTGCGAAATCTGAATTACAGGTAAATTTAATTTAATAGCCCATCGACCTAACTGATTGCCTAGAGTCTTCTCCGCCTTAGCGGTGGACTGCCTTATTGTTTCTGAGTAAGCCATAGTCTTTTCTTATTTGTAGGGTGGGGAGACAGTCTTTTTAGTCTGAAATCTCTAAGAGCCATAGAGCTGAATAGTGTCAGCCTCCCCGTAAACTTTATCCTGAGCAGGTCGTAAAACAGTTGCCAGACCAATCACAGCAAATAGTACAGATTCGTCCTGTTTGCATATCAGTGTTTGTCATACATCCAGCATAAACAGCGGATGCCGCTAAGACCAGCCCAAGGGCTACGATAATTTTACTCATCGTCTGTATCCCACTCATCAACAACAGAAGCTAAGTCACCAGTTTTCTTCTTTGGCACCGCTGATGGTTTAACTGTAGGTTTACGCTTCTCAGGCTCATCAAACGACTCCGCTTCTTCCTTAGGTGCGGCTAATGCTGGAGCTGCTTTCTTTGTACCTGCACTTTGGGAGACAGACATTGTAACCGCCTGCTTAGCCTCCTTAGACTCGCTCTTTTCCTTAACGCTCTCATACTCTTCCTCGGACAACCAACGCATAGGCTGGAAGAACAACTTAGGTACTGCGGCTTTAGTATCGAAACGCAACCGAGTAACAACAGTCTCGGGGCTAATGCTCTGCGCGGCTAAGAATCTTGCGTACGCTTGTAGTGGGCGCTTGTCGCCTTCTTCTTTACCGAAGATTGATGTAGCAGATAGGGTCAACTGCATAACATCGCCAGTTACGTCGTTAGATAATACAACCGCAAGACGCTGACTGAAACGACATGCGCGAGAATCACCTTGACCGGAGCCTTTGGCATTTTGTGGGCATGACGCGCAGTTACTAGATTGCGCTTCTTTAGCGGACGCATCGGGTTTTTCACCGTCAGCAGACCAACAATCGGGTGCTTTCGATGCTCCTTCTTCATAGCTACCAGCGTAATATGTACGGCTGATCTTTGGGGCGGCTTGAACAATCACCACATCAAGATGGCGGTCTTCGATAGCTGCTACCTCATCACTACCTGACATTAAACGAAATACACCACCTTTAACGGAGATGCGCTTACCAAAATTACCACTACCACCGCCTGATAGGCTTCTCGCTAATTCAGAAATCTCTACCGTCTTAGCAAATGCTGGTAGTTGGGCGGGGTTAAATGCTGTGAGTTCTTTACTCATTTGTTACTACTCCTGTGCTATTTGGCTTAGCTACTGCTTCGCCTGTTTGTAAAAATTCTAAAAATGTTGCGGCGGCTTCGGTAACTTCGAAAGCATCACCTTCATACATAGTTTTTGCAGCTGTATCCAAAGCCATTCGACGAAGGTCTAATTCCAGCATGATGTTACGTGCCGCGTTCTCTACTGCCTGTTGTTCTGGTGTTAATTGAGCGTCGCTCATGTAATTCTCCTTATTTAGTTGGTTTGCGTACTGATACTGATACTTCGGACATGGAGTTTAAACCCATTGGTACAACGCCAGGGTTTTCATCCAAAAACATCGCCATATTCTTTTGAGCAATTCTCTTTTCAAAAAGATCAAGCGCATCGTGCTCTATCGCAAACGTCTTAAATGAATCCCAGTCGTCTGTGTAGTAGCGCGTCTTTTGCGACAAGATAATAGTACCTTCATCTGTTCGCACAGATTGAAGACCGAGCGCCACCATCTGATCCTTCATGGCGTTCTTAATTTCTTCTTGCTGCAGTTTAAGTTCCTCAAGCTTGGACTCATACTCCGTCGTAAGCTCATTAGTCCTGCTATATATCTTGCGATATATCTTTGCTAGTTTGTCTAGCGGAATCACTTCGTCTGACATACTTCCTCCTTTGTCAATAATTATACATCAATACAGACAGCTGTACAACCCGATAATGGGTTTTTAAATTTCGCCTATCTCCTCCTTATACAGATTGAGCAGAATGTCATGTCCTTCAACACGCTTTTCTAACTGCGCAAACATCCGCTTTTCTATATCGCTACCTTGTAAGTGTATCACAGTAACATTCGTACCTGTCTGTCCAATACGATCTGCTCTAGCAATGCACTGTAGGTAAGTCTCTACAGACATAACGGGGCCATAAAATACTACTGTATCCGCGGCTGTAAGCGTTACCCCATGAGAGGCTGCCTGGGGTTGGACTACCAGTATACGCGGATTAGGTTCTGTTTGGAACCGTTTAAATATATCGGTACGCTTATTAACCGATACATCGCCATGAATCACCTCTGCCGCCACGTTATGCTTAAGAAGGTACTCGTGGATGGTCTCGATGCTGTGCCTAAAGGGTGCAAATACAATCACCTTTCTGTTGGTTTCTTCCAACACTTCTAGCAAAACATTCAAGCGAGGAGCGCAGTCAAATTCCACGACCTCATGGCTGTCGGTGTATGCCGCACCAGCAGAAATCTGTAGTAGCTTGGATACACCAGCCGCGGCGTTAACTGCCGTGATAGTCTCGCCCGAAGCCTGCATAACCATGCGCTCTTTGAGGAGCTTATAGTACTTGACTTGCTGTGGGGTTAGGGGTATCTCTCGTGTCTCAGTTAGTACTGGTGGTAGGTCTGTACACTCTTCTTTGGTAAACCTAATGGCAGGTTGCAACGCAGCAAATACCGCCTCAGCCGCCCCGCTCTTAGGAACCCATTTGAATTGGGTAAGCTTTTTCATAACCTTGTCGCGCCACGCAGTAGCAAACTTTGGTACACCAGTCGGGTTAACTAACTTAGCTAAACCATACGCATCCACAGGCGACTGCGCAGAAGGAGTTCCTGTCATCATCCACAACATTGAATCAGGGTGCAGAATTCTATTAAGGGACTTCCATCGTTTAGTTGATGCGTTCTTGTATGCGTTGGCTTCATCTACTATGACTAAATCAAACCGCCCATCGCGTGCAACTTCCTCGGCAATTAAGTTAAGCCCATCGTAGTTAACGATAACGAACTCATAGTCGCCTTGAACCATCTCGATACGCCGACTAGCCTGAGCATGGTGCGCCGCAATTGCAGACCTATGGATTATGCTGTTAGATATACCGCTTATCCAAGCATCGTGCATGATTGATAAAGGGCACAAGATTAAGCAACGTCTGACTTTCTTTAGCCGCATCAAGTAATCCGCCGCCCATAAAGCACTAAGCGTCTTACCAGTTCCAGGGTCATTAAATACAAACGCTCTTGGGTTAAGTGTTAAGAAGGAGGATGTTTCAACCTGATGCGCAAAAGGTCTATGCCTGCCTGGCCAATCATACCTAGCCGTTATGGGCGAGACTACATCTTTAACACCTAAGTTTCTTAATACCCTTACTTCCTCTAGACCCCAAAATACTGCCATCTCATATACACCACCATTCTCACCGACTATCTTACTGCGCGGAATAATACTGTACTTATCGGGGTCACGCGTCCTAAATACTAGAGCTTTGTTCTCTACTATTTCCATCTTCGTTTCTCTCTTCTTTTTGTTTTATGTAATCGTTCAAAGTCTTTGGTTGTTTTTTTCCAAAGATTGCTTCAAAGTTTTTATCAAACTGTTCTAGTTCTACACCTAATGGGCGAGGTGTATCGCCTTTACCACCATCTCTCATTCTTTTTCCTTTGCTAATATCTGAGCTGCTCTATGAATTTTTCCATCAAACCAACGACGAACAACATAACTGCGAACAACAGAAATGACTGTGTAAAGTAATCCCATGTAAAAGTTGTTAGTAAGAGTAATATGGAACCCAAAAAGAGGAAGGATAAGCAGGTTAGCAACAAAGTTAATACCAAAACCAATCCCCACATTGATACACGCTTCATAAAAACTCCCTAGTTTAGTCTGCCTCATTTCTCTTGTGCCTTTCTTAGTATTGCTCTAGCAAAATCTATTTGGTAGTGATGCCAATTTTTATAGTCTTTAAACACTTCATCTGCTACCTTCCGTATTTCCTCATCTGTTAGTGTCTTTGCTGGATGGGTGTAGAGTGGAATAGCAAGATAACCTTCTGCTGGTTCATACCCAACATAAACAAATTCACCGCCTACACTACTCATCCACGCTACTGGTTTGTTGTCAACTTGTAATAGCTGATTAGCGACATTTTTGGCATCATCGTAGCTATTGAGCGACATTTTAGTTTTTAATTCTTCTATCTCAGCTTGTTGCTGGCGTAGCATGGTGGCTGTCTGCATAAATATTTCGCCAGAAAAACCATTAGCCCTAGCTTCAGAGGCTTTATTTCCTTGAAATTCAATCAGTTCATTTGCGTTCAGAGAAGTCCGATTAGGGTTTACTCTTTTCCATATATGTTCATATGTGTAGCCTAGCGCAAGAGCTTCTGCCTCGGTCATTGCGAGCCTGTTTCCATCTTTGTCATGAAATATAATCATTTTCTTCTCCGATTAACCATATCTTTTTGAATGATAATTCCACCAAAATAAATTAAGACAGCTATATACACAACGACTAGCACACCTATAATAATTTCATTCATGGCATTAACTCTTTAGGTGGACGATCATCGCCTTCTCGGTAAGTCTTGCTATACAGCGTTAGCATCCGTAGATTACACATCACATGAGCTAGATGTGGTAGTCCTGATTCGGGGTCTAGTTCTTCACCTCGTTGCCAAGCAGCTAAGTGTCTCATTGCACAAGCATAGGGAACAGACCAAGGCATTCCTTTAGCCCAATTCCAAGCAGCATATTTCTTTGTACCATACATCCAAACTCTAGCCTCATCTTCCAATGTAGCTAGTGGGATCAAACTAAGATCGGCTTTACCGCCGTTGAACCTAGCGCCTGATCCTTTTGCTGTACTGTTTACATCTCCTATACCTTTAGTTACTGTATCGTCACTGTGGTATACGTATTCTTCGTTTGGCATCATTCCTCCTTATTTGATTGAGCCATCTGCCTTCCTTGGGAAACTTCTATTAGCACTAGCACTCTTAGCTTTAAGATTACTTCGTACCGTCTTACCGCCTTTGCTTAGGGGCTTGGTGTGATCTACATCCTTGCCATCGCCTTTATGCACTACGCCTTCCCTCTCAAGCATACGTCTAGCTTTATTGCGTTGGGCGCGTTTCTTCTTAACGGCTTCTGTGCCGTCGTAGTTTAGGTACTCTTGTCGAAAATTACGCTTAGCTACCATTTTTAAGTCCTTTCTTATTGTGCTCGGCTACTGCCTCACACCAATCAATAAATTCCTCTACAGAGGTATCGTTTCTAAAGCTGTTTACTGCCCTACAAACCATTTGAATATTATCGGGCGTATACCCTCCGCCTGCAACAATACGATCTATGGACGCATTTGTTTTTGTTATTACGCCTTTTTCTAAAGAGCAGGTCAAGTCTCGCCCCGTTAGAGCACACTTGTAGTTTTGCTTTTCAAGTCTGTCTAGAATAATCTGCTTAGTTAGTTTGTCTCTTTTTCTACCGCCATAATACAAAAGGCGTGCGGCATACCTTGACCAATCACCGCTTATATATGCGTATTGATTCTCAGTAGACTGTATACCTGTAATGTATTTCCATTTGCCTTTACATTGTGGAGAACAAAATTTATGTACGCCCGAACGTGGAGTAAACAAAGTACCACAAACAGCGCATGCTTTTTGTTTAAATGTTTGTGGTGTGTCCCAGCGTGGCATTTTGTTCTCTCTTAATAATGTTTGCGGTGAAACTCACAGCTTTTTACAGGACACCACCCACATAGCGGGGTGCTATTTGGATTCCATATGTCATTGTCGTGGCTAGAGGCGAGCTTGGCAACCCGTTCTCTATACTTATTCCAATGGTAAGGGGCATCTTCTAACAGCATTTTATGCTTAACCGCACTCCCTTTAACTACAAATAGTAGGGCTGAGTTAACTTGCCGTATGTGGGGGAAGTGAGCAAACACCATCAAAGACATTAGGATTAGCTGATCTCGGTCAGGATACTTGTCGTTGCCTGTCTTATAGTCAATAACCCAAGCCTTTAAGCCATCGTCATCAATAATAAGTAAGTCAGCAATACCGCGTACCCAAACGTCGTCATCTTTAAAACCGCATGGGGAGAGGTCAACCCTCAACCCCATCTCATACTCAGCTAACTTGCGTCCTTCTTTTTTAAGTAGGCTATCCAGTACTGGCTTCATGTAGTCATACTCAGGGGGCAGGGGTGTGCCATCCTTAACGTAAACTTCTGCCGCTTCATGCACTTGCTTACCGTAGATAGTGTGGACAGTATCAGTGAAGGGGTAGTTTTTAAGTACCTTGACTTCATGAAACCTCCTAGCACAACCTTCGTAATCTTTAAGCCCTGAATGGCTCCACTTAATTGTAGTCATTAGAATTTTGCTGTTCGTATGGCTTGTTCAAGGCGGTCGGCAAACCCACTAACAAATGTTTCCTTGGCGTTTAGTTTGGACTCACCCATATCGTACAAAATAGCATGAACAATCTCATGCCACAAAGTATTATGTTGCCGCGATGCCGCCTGCTTAGCAATGGATATAGTGTGGTTACTGTAGTTATATGCACCTCGGCACTCATCCCTACCGACAAACACACTATCGTATAGCTCTACTTTGATTTTGGTTTTGCCTATTGTTATTACCTTTGGTACTGCAAATCGTTTGGTCACTTCGCTTCTCCATATCGTTTGGCACAGCCGGTCTCAGCGTCAAGAGGGATTCCTGACATGTACTTAGGATCTGCTACCATCTGCGCGTGTACCCAAGTTTCAGCTCCTACGGCTTCTGTCTCGGGAACTAGTACTACAACTTCATCATGCACAGTTAGTACACACGGATACCTCTTTTGTATCCGTAGCATCCCATCCGTCATGACACATCGTGCTACTGCTTGCACAATATTTTCTACTATTTTACCACCATACAGCTTCTTAGGCTTGTTCTTATCATCCCCACCATACTGCCATTGGATTCTACCCTTGTTGTCAGCTACTCCTTCAAGGTTTGGGTATCTTAAAGATAGCCCACTAGGTAGCTCAATGCTCTCCTTGGCAAACTTAATGCACTTGTAAGGATGTTCTTTACCCCTAGATAAGCAAGTCAAAATAGCATCGCTACATAGTTGCCAAAAAGCAACAACTGGTTGGGCTTTACTTCTATAGATGTCGATGATCTTCTTGGCAGATACGCAATGAATCAATAGCTCGTCCTCCGTACAAGTATGAGGTATAGCCCGCATCTTTTCTAAGTTATTATCCCACCCAATAAAGTCTTGCATGTCTTGGCCAGTAACACCGAGTTGTTTAGCAAACGCTTTATCGTACATCGTAGGGGGTGCACCTAGAAAGCCCGTCAATAATTGAGCCGCAAAGCTAGCCCAACCCATGCCATAGCCACATCCTAAGAGAGCTGACTTCGCTGATTGGCGGAGATCCGCATGGTCTTTTTTATTGAGACCGGCAATACCGAACATCTGTGCTCCGAACGCCGCATATGCGTCTTGCCCTGACGCAAAGATTTCAAGAAGATTTTGATAGTCGGCGAGGTACGCAAGTACACGCGGTTCAATCTGCGATAGGTCGCAAACAACGAGAGTGTAACCTCTCGGCGCTTGAATACTTTTGCGTAAAAAAGACCCCCGCTTGAGGTTCTGCAGATTAAGCCCCGAACCCTTGCTCGCTGACCAACGACCGGTGTGGGCGCCGTAATAATTGAGCGGGACAGGTAGCGTACCTCGTTCTGATATATCCACGAACCTTTGCGCTCGCGTTCTTTCAAGTGTCGACTTAACTTTAAGCCTCGCTTCACAAATAAGCGATACGTCTTCGTTGTTTGAATTAAGCAGTGCTTGGAAGAGGGCATCCGTTTTAGCGAAAGCGAAAGCTTCTTTACCAGTCGTCTTGCTAATTTTTGTTGGGGGGGATACCCCAAGTGCCCTAAGGACTTCAGCAAACTGATCGTTACTAGCCAACGCCGTTTCATCAACGTTAACTTTTTTAAGGATCGCTTCGCGCTTGGTACGCTCATCAATAATGGCTTCATTCAACATCTCCTTATCAAGTTCAAGGACGGGGTCAATAAACATTTTTAGTGTGAGGTCGATAAGCTTTAGCTCACCTTTTGGATAGCCACCCGTGATTTCCTCGTTTAAGCTATTAAATATTGCTTCGCACAAGAACACATCATGAAGACAATAAGTCGCTAGCTCTTCCTCTATGTTTAGCGGTAGTTCCTCCAAGCCGTCGGTAGAGTAGACTGCTTGCCCTTTTGGTGGGAGCTCGTAGTATTCTGCGAGTTTGGCGAGGCTATTTCCGACCTCAACGCCCCTAAGAGCACGAGCCATAGATAGAGAATCAAAAATAAAAATAGGATGCGCGCCGTAAACCCATGACAAAATCGCCACATCAAACTGGGCATTGTGCGCAAGCACCGCCGTCCGACTCCAATCAACTGACTCGACCCATTGAGGGAGGTTCTCATGCGTAACCCAATGCGACTTGTCATCGCCATACTCTTTCCAACCAATTCCAAATGCTTTAAATTTATCATCACGAATGTACTCCTCCGTTGTCATCTTAGATAGGGTGTAGTCTGACCTATCCCATCTTGTCTCAAAGTCCACGACCAGTAGTCGGTCAAATGGTTTGTTTGCCATTGGGTTCCTTAGTTAAATATAAATACACCAAATAGGGTGGCTACAAGCACACCCACATATACTACTGAAACCGTTTTGCGTCTTTTAATTTCTTTAATGTTTCCTATAAGGGCTGTTTGTAGAATCTCCATATCCCCATCAATCGGTGGTCGCCGATCAGGGCGGTAGTTAATACCCATTTTTATTTTGCCGTTATCGTAAGGAACATTCATACATGCCCTCCAGTAACCAGACTTGGGGCACTTCTAAACGTTTTTAAATCGCGTTCTCGTGGGTGGATTGTTGGTTTGTAGATGACCGTAGTATTTACAGTTCTTGGTTGTGCCCATTTGATTGGGTCGGATTTATCTTCTTCGATTACTCTTTTTGGTTTACTACTCATTTGTTTTCCCTAGTTTAATGTTCGGTTATCCATGTGTTGCTTTACATAGAACCCAGTTGTTACAGCCGCATCATTCAGTAGCTCAGGAACTTCCCATTCTTCGATGTTAATTCCATAAATCTTAACTACCTGAGACTCGTAGTCGTAGCCTACAACAATGGCACAGGAATTCTTTTCCTCGTCCACGCAGTCGTTCAGTATATCTTGTACTGCTTTGTAGGTTTCATTAGCTTCCATGTCGATCCTTTAGTTCTTGCAAAGTGTCAGTAACATCATAAATGTTATCTTCATTTACGACCATTGTTACTCCGCCAGCCTTTCGTATTAACGCCATTTGCGCTTCTTGGAGAGGAGTAGGTTTGTTATTGCCCGCCTTACACTCGATGCCAATAAACAAACCAAGGTAACAAGCCACAATATCAGGTACACCACTACGCCCAAAACCTCCAGTAACAGGGTAGAAATAATACGCCCCATAAGAGTTAAGTACATTGACCACCTTCTTCTTGACCTTGGCTTCGGGTGTCATGCTCATTGTAGTTCCGCATTGCGTCTCCTAACTTCGTCGATCCGTTGTAAACAAGCTACTATCTGAAAGCGTTGTTTATCTAGCATCTGAAAATCGCCGACAGCTTCCGCCTTAAGTGCAAGAATAACCTCAGCCTCTAAATTACATAACGCCGCATTTTCCCTGACTATCTTTAGTACTTCCAACTCACTTAACTGCATTGCGTAGCTCCTTCATAAATTCCCTTCCTTTATCAGTTAGCGCATGATACACGCTTCTTTTGTCGTCAGATTCGTTGTACTTGTGCATAAGCTTTTTAGCTATGGCGGAATTGACGTGGTATTGGGCAGTGGTAGATACCATCGCCCCTTGCTTATTAACTAAAGCTAGAAGCCGAGTAGTTGTTATAGGCTCAGTCTTTTCCACCAAACCAATAACATACTCCTCGCCCCAAGACACGCCAACCTCATCTCTAATATGTTGGGTGGCAAATATAGTCATTACTTAATCTGCTTTCCGAACACTTGGTTAAGCTCAGCCCATAGCTCGCGTGCTTGGTAGATGTTAAGGCTATTTACTAAGTCCTTCACGCTAGTATGAACAGGCAAAACCGCAGGCTTGGTAAACTTTTCAACATTCTCGGCGTCTATCGTTGCTTGCTTCATACGCTTAGTCGCTTCCACTACACTAACATACTTCTTGCTTACCACCTTAACTGCCTTTTTCTTCTTACTGTAAAGCCCCTTGACCTGCGTTGTGTATGTAGAAGCTACCGCCCAGTATACGAATACCATGCGTCTACCGAACCCTTTGTAGTTCTTGTTTACAATCGGGGCACGCCCAATCAGTTGGCGGTCGTATAGGGTTTTAAGTGATGAGGCTAGCCCCGCAACGTCGTCTTTATCGATATCAAATGCGGTTCGCAAAGTTTCTAAACTACATTGAGGGTTGGCTTTGATGTGCTCGTATACAGATTCACAAAAAGATTTTTTCTCTGTTACTGGCGTAGATGTAACTTCTTCTACTGGTAGGTTCCAACTGTTGATGATTTTTTGTACTTCAGTTTGAATATCTGGCATAACTTTTCCTTTGTTTGTAATACTTCTGTAATTTTACTACAAATTTTAACTGTTGTTTTTTAACTACTTTTTCTCAATTAACTTAAACAGTTTCTCAACCATCTCTTCAGCGTCTAGTGCTATATTGATAAGGGCTAACAACTTCTCGTTAAATGCAGGTTCTAGGTTAGCGGCGTTATCCACCGCCCCTATGTTTGTGAGTTCCGCTATTTCATTGTGTAGCGTTCTTATGTCCGAGCCTAGCTCGTTGATCCTTTGTTTATTCATTTCTCTTGTGCCTTTCCAATATCTATTGTAGGAATATCTACCCATTCCCCATACGCTATGCCTACCGAATACTTCTCTTTCCATATCTGCCACCATTTAGATATTTTGGTTTGTTCTTCATAAACATATCGCCATTGTGCAAGGTATTCATATTGCATTGCCGTTATATCAGCATAGGAGGATGGCACTAATCTTTTAGCCAATCGGTATTCTTTTGTACGCATTATTTTTCTTGTGCCTTTCTTAGTATTGCTCTAGCAAATTCAATAATGTCTTGTGCGCCATTAAGATTATTCTTTTGTGTCCACAAAGCTAATATTTCACTATCTGTTAGTGTCTTTGCTGGATGGGTGTAGAGTGGAATATGGTAAATCTCGTCTTTAACCACACTAAAAAGTAATTCGTTAGCCGCCATCCACGCTACTGGTTCGTTGTTCATTTGCAGTTCTTTCTTAATCGTTTAGTTTTATCTTCGTTATCACTAAAGTATTTACAATCCTTACCTTCTCTAGGACTATCTACAAAGTAAGACTGATACTCTGGTGTAGCCCTAGCAGTAAAGCGATAACATCTCTCACGCTTCTTACAGGTCTCGTCACGACACATTGTTATATCAGCCATTAGTTCATCCCCGTAAGTCCATGTTGCGACTGTACTGTCTTAACATATTGCACTGCGTCCCAGAAGCCATTCTCATACTCTTCAGATTGAGTCCCTGTCATCGTAATGTCTTCAGCCCACACAACCATTTTGTCAAGATGTACAAGCTGTCTATGCTGTTGCTCAATCAACTCCTGAGCTTTCATCAAGATAACATGAGCAGTACCCCAAGGAAGTTCAGAAGTTTCTTCTAAGTAGTCGGTAATATCTTTTAATACTTTTTCTCTAAGCAGTCTCATTTATCCTGTGCCTTTCTTAGTATTGCTCTAAATTTGTCTGCTACATGGCGATACAAGATTTCCATGTCTGCTTTGCTGTGTCGGTCAAAATGGTTCATCCAATAGTCGGCTGATTCTCTAGCTTCTTTTAATATTTCCTCATCTGTTGTTAGTGTCTTTGTTGGCTGTGTGTAAAGTGGTTTCCAATAATCAACTTCACAATAAGGCTTCTTCTCTACAATCTTTGTGCCATGACCTGTTTTAAGAATCCACGCTACTGGTTCATTGTTCATTTCTCACTAGCCTTTCTTAGTATTAGATGGGCAAAATAATGTTGTTGCGTAGTAAATCCGTGTTGCATAGCAATCCCATCTTCATGCGATTTTGCCCACAATTCGTTTACTACATCATCTGTTAGTGTCTTTGCTGGATGGGTGTAGAGTGGAATATTGGCGTGTTCATTTTCTTTTGGATATGCTTTTGTGTCATACCCTTCTTCTAAATATTGAAGGCTAAATTTACTTATCCACGCTACTGGTTCATTGTTCATTTCTCTTGTGCCTTTCTTAGTGCTTTAGCAGTAGCTAATACAATCTTTTTGTATTTGTTAAATTCTTCCCCAGTTTTCCAAATCTCATGCCCTACTGGCACAATTTCTGCATCTTGAAGAATAGCTACTACATTTATCTCCTCATCTGTTAGTGTCTTTGCTGTTGCCGCCTTGTAGCCTTTCTCAAACCCAATAGCTTCAGCAATGCCTAAATCGTGTTCTGCTGGATGGGTGTAGAGTGGAATAGGCTCTGTTGTCCCTGTAACTTTCCATGCAAACTTAATGTCATAGATTGTTGCGCCTTCTCCTTCAGGGTAAAAATGTCCTACTGGTTCATCTAAACCCCCCATAAGTGTAGGGTTTGTTGGTACTTGTTCAATCTCCTCAGATGATTTAGACAATCTCCATAGTGCTAACTCTTTTTTCAACGCTTCTATCTCAACTTGTTGCTCATGGAGTATTTCTTCATACTTACTTGTTATCCTTTCAATTTCTACCTCTTGCTGGCGGAGCATGGTGGTTATTTCTTCTCTAGTTACCAGCTTGTACCAACTGTCAACTTCTAATAGGTCGGCTAATTCATTTGCGTTCATTTCTCTTGTGCCTTTCTTTCTTCTAGCTCTACCTTGGCTAGTTCTATTATGTATTGATTTTTATCTATACCAAGTTTTTCAGCAAGAGCTAATGCCAAGTCAGGCACAATAAACTGATGGACTGTTTTACCATCTTTCTTTACCTTTATAGTCTTCATTTCTCTTGTGCCTTTCTACTTATCATTCCATCAGCATACCCAATTTGTCTGCCACGCTCAAATGCATCTAAGCAATACTGTTCTGCTTTTTTTACTTCATGGTCTTTTTGGCAATAAGCATCTTTTAATTTTTCAATGCCTTCTTTCAACGCTTCTATTTCAGCTTGTTGCTGGCGTAGCATGGTGGCTGCTTCTTGCAAACAAGGTATTGCAGTAAATTCCAATTCCTTAATTAGTTCATTAGCGTTCATCCCACATACTCCTCTGCCATGTTTTCAGCATATGTTAACCAAGGCTTCCATGCCCTACGTATTTCACCAAACACATAGTGGTTGGGGTTTTCACGTAACACTAACTCTCGTTTAGCTTCCACCGTTTCCGCTAATGGGATTGTTGTAAACAAAGAGTTTTTGTTTGCGTCGTGGATTATATATTTCCTAGTGCGTGGTGTTTCATTTTCCACAGTTGTTTTCCTTTTGGTTTTGGCTTGCTTGAATTTGCTTGATGACCGTAGATAAAGCCTGTAGTTGGGCGCATATAGTGTTAATGATCTTCGTCACTTCGTACGCTTGGGGGCTTGTATCTACAAAGCTATACTGCGCACCCGTTGCCCCTTGTATGGTTTCGGATTTATAGTGCGAGTAGTGCTCGGGCTTTCTCTCTAGTCCTTTGTGCATAGCTTCTCTATCCTCCGTTGTAAATGTTGTCATGGCTTTTCCCTTTCTTTAAACTCAGTTGTAAACCCTTCAGGTTCAGCGTGTTTGTACCTAATATCCATGCAAAGATGGTTGGCAATCCTACGCACTACATCAGATAATGGTACTGTTCTAGCTTCAGCCCAAAAACTATAATTGTCGTTGGTATAATACCTATTGGCATACTCCAATCTTTCTATTCTTGCTTCAAGCGTTCTAATCTTTTCAATTAGCTTATCATTATTGCATCTAAACCAACTCATACTTCCTCCTTCTGTTTATATTGTTTAGTTATTTCATGCATCTTACCCGCAATAAACCCAGCCTCCCATAACGGGTCGACCATACCACTAGCCATGTATGTATCGTAGTCCTTGGGTATAGGTAGCCAATCGGCATATTCCTCGTCATATAGGGCTTGGTCATCGCTACGCAGTCCTTCAAAATCTAATGCGTAACTCTGCAACTCCAAGCCTAGGTCAGAGTCGGCGGTTAATAGGTTCTCGTCTATCTCCTCTATCTTGCCGTCATTCCATGTAAACCTTACCTGCACCTTCGTTATTGATTTACTCACTATCTTCCTCCTCAATTCGATCAGCTTCTTCACACATAAAATCAAACTGCATATCCAAAACATTAAAGTGCTTACCGGCTTCAGCTTCGGCATCATCGCAGTTATCTGCCTCCACTTCTACATATGCGCACCCAGTTACTAATACATTCCATCTGCTCATACAACCTCCTTAATTGCATTAACATATTTGTTAACAGTCGAACCCTCTAGACCGCACGCAGTATTTACTTCTAACACATAGCACTTATCCTGTGCCTCATTCCATGCAACATCTACTGCACCGAAGTCTAGCCCTAACGCATCAACGGCAGAGATAGCAACCCCCCTAAGAGAGTGAGGTTCTTCGATACCACCTCGACAAAAGACATACCCATTTGCATGGTTTCTAATATAAGGGTGGTGGTCATCAACACTAGAACTCCTACGCTTTTCTTGTATGTCAAGAATTTTACTATTAAATACATGAACTCTGAACTCCTTTTGCTTGCGTATGTATTTTGTATACAACGGGGCATCTACTAACTCTGAGTGTTGTTTGGCTACAACAATGCCTTGCCCTGAGTGTGCGGTGAGTAGCGTACGACATACTACCTTGAAGCCCTGTTCTATCCAGTCCTTTGCCTTGTCCTTGTCTGTTGTGTATTCAGGGTGGGGGACATCGGCTAGCTTAAAATGCAGTAACGACCTGTGTTTGTTTGACGCAACGCTGACGGCACTAGCGGAGTTGATGACCGTAGCATTTGTATCACTAATCCCACTACTACCCCAGTTAATAACGACACGACTAGGCTTGCACAAGCCGACACGCTCAGGGTTTATAAACAACACATCTCTACCTAATGCTTCGCTCAGTCCTTTCTTTAATAGCCTTGCACTTTTACTGCCTCGTTTGTATGGGGCTATGGCTACCCTTGATGTGTTTGTCATTCCGTATCTTTCCTTTCTAAGCCTTTGATTTTGTTAAGCAAATCCGTTATCTGCTCATCGTTTTGGTATCCGATTACATCATTACATACAGGGTTTTGGGAGTCTAAGTAGTAGTTTGTTTTACTTAACCACTTAATAACTGCCAATTCATATGGGCGTTCATCATTACCACGAATCAGACCATCACCCCCCCATACCACACTCGCACCATACCCATTAGGAAAACGGTAAAGTCTTTGGTTGTGTGGCATATCCTTATTCGGATTCTCTGCTACTAAATGTTCTTTCATACTCCCTCCTCTAGGTTTATATACTGACTCTCTTCCCCTAACTCCAAGGTTTCGTACTGCTCATAGTTGTCACTTTGAATGTGCTTATCCCACAAACTGGGGTCAGTCTTATATGCTTTTCTTTCTGCTTCTTCTCTAGTAAGGGCAGTTACTTCTTGGACTGCAAAGCGGGTAGCACCCGCAACTATATAAAACTTAGACATACTTTATTTTCCTTTCGTTGTTAGCAGATACTGATTTTTTGTGGCTTAGTTCTTTCCATCCAAGGGAACGCTTCACGGGCACAGATGTGGTCAGTCAAGATACGCTCGAACCAACTGCTGTCAATCATGTCGTCTAGTGCCATGTAGCACACCTCCATGAAGTTATCGATACCAAACTCCTCGATGAATTCATAGCCTGCGGTGCGACTAAGATACTTGATCTCAAATGTCTGCTCGATCTCAAACAGTAAATCTTCCATCACATCGTCAATCTCTTGAGGTGACACACCAAACTCAGGGCTACGCTTAGTGTTATCTTCATCATCGTAATCGCCATCTTCATCTTCAAAGATACTACCTACTGGCGGTACATATACTGGGCGATCTAGCTTGTCCGTTGCTTCTACCTTGTCATATGTCTTGGTAGTGTGGTTGTATTTGTAATCCTCCCAGTAATCATCACTATCGTATCGACTATCGTAACCACCAGCACCGTAGCCAGCACCATAGCCAGACCACTGCTTGTACGACTTACTCCCACCAGTTTTCCATACTGCCTTGTATGGCTCAGCCTCGATCTGTTGCACCGCTAACTCGGCACTATCAACATAATCTTTGGGCACACCAGTAGGACTAGACCACGCATATGTATTAGATAACCAACGACCGCCCCAATACACGCCTGAGGTTTGATTGACTGTCTGAACACGACCTGTGCTATCCATGATGACGAACTTATTAGACGCACCAATATGATCACCGACAATCTCAGCAAACGCATCGGTAAACGCAAAGTCTAAGTTGTTAGCAAGCATAGGTCGCAAGTAGTCACGAATGTAGTGCCATGTATCTGACTTGGTAACATCACCCGCATTACCTGTACCTAGTATGCCGTTATGCATGAGCCAAACATCAAGCCCGTGCTCAGCACTATTGAATACTTCATATGGGTGGCAATTCTCCATATCGATGTTGCCGTGGGTCTTCATACGCAGATGGAACGCACAATCGTAGCCATCAATGTGGTTGGTATAAAAGTCTACAAACTCTTGGGCATTCTTAGGCAAGATCTTCTCTATGAGAAGCTCGCCGTCAACTGAACGCATGATACCAACGCCATCGGCATTAGATGAATAGAAATCCTCTAACCACTCTTGGGTTAATGAAGGGGCGGAAGCGGGCTGAACGACTAATAAACACATATGTATTTCCTTTATTTAGATTGATTTAAATTTGTTTGGGACAGGTTTCTGCCCGCTTACACTTCAGCTAATTGTTCTTTCTTCTCGAAACGTGGGTTAGCTTTAACGATTGCTGATTTATCTAGCATGAATCCCTTAGACTGCAAGAATGACCGTAGATTGATTGTGTCCTTGCGGTTGTCAGGCTGGCAAATAAACTTGAGGAAGTTATCCGTAGTTAAGTCTTGTTGCCCTGTATCACGACTAAAGAACCAAGCCATGTAAGTAAACTCAAGACAAGACATGATGGTCTCATAGCGTAGCGTGCCCTTAAACAAGCGGAACTCAATAGTTCTCTCGGGCTGGAAGTTAACCGACTCATACCGATCCTCATTCAAGCGTTGCATACCATTACGCTTGCCGTGCTTGAGCCATGCATAGTCGGCTGTCTTGTTCTTAACCTGTGAATAGCGGTTGCCATCTCGTCTTGCTATGGTACGAAAGAGTCGCTGGTTTCTACTATCGTGCATGAACAGGATTAACTTTGCCGCATGAAACATACTCATACCCTTCTTGCAAATGTGAACATGAAGCCCACAAGTCTTGGTATCGTGCGACTTAACATCAGCCCATCTACGCTTAAAGAACTCTAACTGCTTGGCATGAACATCTAACCCTGTGTAGCCAGTCACCATCTCAAAGCCGTGGCTAAGAGACCCATCGTCTTCTAAGAAACAATAGTTGTGCCCTTCAGGCGTAACACCGATAGCCTCGAACAACTCCTCAGCCTTAGCCTCTCGGTCGCAACCATCGCCGACCTCCATCTCAAGCTCAAGCCCCATGTAGATCTTAGTCTCTCGCTTGGAGAACTCAGTTGGGATAAGACCTAGCTTACGCTTACTACTATGATAACCCCCGATGAAGCGGCTTTCTTCTTCCTCCTCCTCATCGTCTTCGATGTCAGGCTCTTCATCATCTTCATGCACCACGCTATCATGGTAGTCTGACCAACGATAGCTATTCTCCCTACAACTAGAGCACACCCATCTGTCGCCGTTATACACCCAAGAGCCATCGTCTTCTGCTTCTATGTACTCGCAGTCAGAGCAAACCTCATATGTAGGTGCGTCGGGGAATTTATCCGAATCGTTAATCATTTCGCACCAATCGCTACTACCTGCCATATCCCTAATGTCAGGGTTGTCATTAAGCATACAAACTAACTCACTATCGTCTTGAGTTCTAAAACACTCCCTAGCCCTCACTCCGAAGTCGTATAGAGCACGCTTGCGAGTCATAAGCGAGACATAACTTGTTACTGAAAACCGATTGAGTCGGTTGCCGTGCCATTGTTGTGTTACTAAGAGGTTGTTCTTGATAGTGTGCCTACTATGATCTACTGCTTCCGCCATAGTCCATGCGTGTGGTCTTTCCATGTGATTCAACTTCATGCTGAGGAATGTCCGCAACACGTCATGCTTACCATCGGGCAGGCTTGCTTTGCGAAGACGGACTGCTTCTACCTGTGCAACTGTATATGTAACTGTTGGCATAACTGTATTTCCTTTCGTTTGTGTAATAACTGATGACCGAAGTCATTGGACAGAAACCTGTCCCAATCTATTTAATAATCAAACCTACTACATACCTAACTACCTGCGCCCCTATGAATAAACTACAAAACAACAGGGCGATCCTGCTATACAAATCAAATCCTTGTAATACTTTCATCTTCTTCTCCCGCTAGTCGATACCGCATTATGTCGTTGCCCGTGCCATCTAAACCCCAGTCCCAAGCATCTGCCCTACGCACATAGCCCACGGGTCTATTAAAATCCCTTAGCCACACTACTAATTCAGGTGTGGTAAGGGTGCTATTTAGGCGGGCTATGTCGGGTATGGTGCCGTGTATTGGGTGGTCTCTTAAGTCGGTAAGGCGGTGCAAGTTACCCCAATCCACCCATGGACTCTCTTTCTTGAGCTTCTTGTATGCGACTATCGCACCGGTTTGCCTCGGAGAATCACCCCACCATAAGTGGGACACCCAATTACTACCTTTCTCTCCACTCCGCAAGACATACCTAACCCTATCTGTGCGTAGTAAGTGCTCAGGCTTTTCATCGGGTTGGGTTGTGGTATTTATTAGTGGGTGCAGGGGTGTGAACCCCTTGGGTATTTTGAAGCGTGGTTCTGTGGGTTCGGGTTCTCGGAAGACGGGTAGTCTTGGGTCTGTTGTTGGGGGTGGTGGGGCGTGCAAGCGTGGTACTACCCTATCTCGCATTTCTGCAATCATCTCTTCAACGCTCATATCCCTAACTGCCCTACCTACATACTGCCTTTCTTGCTCATACACATCTTCTAGTCCTTCTCTACTTTCACCATTAGGCATGGTTTATTTCCTCCTTTGTTAGTGGTTGTTTACTTAGCGGACAGGTTTCTGCCCGTATCGTATTCATTTAACTTCTCTACTCTCCTTTCTTTCATCAATCTATATTGCGTTTCTAAAACCGCCAAGTGGTCTAGGCGTGCTTGTTTGATTTGGGCTATTTGCTCGGGTGTATCTGCTTTTGTTTGCCGAGTCGTTTTTATGGGACAGGTTTCTGTCCGTCTGAAGTAGGCGTGGTATCTGTTCTTAGCTAGGTTTACTTCTTTATCTAGGGTGGTTTTTAGTGCTTCTCGTTCCTTACCCTTTTCCTTTTGCCACCTTTCTTTCATCACTCGCTTTCGCATATCGTTGATGTCCTTTCTTTTTTGGTGTATTAGTTGTTCCCCTAGGTAGGGGTTGATGCGTTTATTTGTTATCTTGTTGCGTAGTTCTTTGAGGGTGAGCTTAGCCCTCGGTTTGCGTTTGGGTTGGCATTGTTTGCACAAAGAGCTGATGACCGTAGTTCCTGTTTCAACCCGCCTGTTTAGGGCGTTTGAATATTCTTCTGCAGTCATGCGTCTTTTAAACTCAGCTCGCTCTCTTGTTTCCCCGCATTTCGCACAAGTTAGTTGTGCTTGCTTGGTTAGTTTTTTCATGTGGTTTGTTTCCGTTTTAATGAAGCAAGGGCAGGTTTCTGTCCCGTTTAGCCATAAAAGTCTACTAATGTCCAGTAATTATACCTATGTTGTCCACAGTAGTTGTCATGTGTTTGAGCCTTATACTACTACGCTTTTTCCTTATGCTGTCACAGATGTCTACGGATTTCCAGCAACTTAAGGACTAAGAAAGTAAGACACAAATAAACAGTCCCACTTATCTACCCTTATATATATATATTTAGAATTTAGTATTTATATATATAGGTGTGCTGGGAATGTGGTAGACGCACATAAACAAAAGGGTTGCGGGCGTCAAGGTAGTGTCCACCTGCGAGATAAAGTAGACAATTACCAAGTGCATTATTATGGTGCATAACGGGACAGAAACCTGTCCCAAACCCCTCTCATTACAGCCAGATGAAGCCACAAGAAGCTAACGCATCGGAGGTGATGACTACCCAGCCTGAGTCCTTGCCGTGCTTCTCAATGCGTTTACGCCACGCTGTTGTGGCTCGGGCTAAAGACTGATATGGCTTTCTTACTATCTCGCCTACTTCATCGCCTTTCTTTTGGCATACGACCCATACATTACTACGCTTACCTAGTGTGCCTTCGGCTAGGATCTGTTTGTATACAGCGCTTGGTTTGAGTGTGATTGATTTCATAGTAATTCTCCTTTGTAAAGGTTAACGACAGATTGGACTTGCTTGGTTGATAACTTGAGAGAGCGGGCAATCGCTAGGATTGTGTAGCCTTCCCAATACATTAGTGCTACCTCTTCTACTAATCGCTTCATGCCTGACATGGTTAGACTCCTTTGTGTTTAGGTAGGTTGATTACTGCATATACATCTTTGGTTGAAAGACTTAGTTGCCTTGCTATCGCTAGGACTGTGTAGCCGTCACGATATAGGGACATGATGTCCCATGCTTTGTTCTTGCCCTTGCTCATTCGTATTTCCCTTGTTTGTAGGTGTTGCGGTTAAAGGTCATAAACACCTCGCCCATAGTGATGGGCTTGTGGTAGTCAGGTTTGGGTTTGGTATCGGACAGAATCCTGTCCCGTTGTTGCCTGACCATTTGTCGCATGGCTAGTTGTTGCGCTTTGGTTAAGTGCATGGTTACTCCTTGATTAGACAGAAAATTAAACTGCGATGAAGCCTCGTTGCCACGCTTACTTGATAATCCGCATGAACTTGGCTTGCTCGGCTTTACTCAACTGCTCGAACAACTCGACTACCTTGTCAACTGTTACCTTGACTTGCTTGAATGACCCTGACTTCTCAGGTCTAACTATGTGACTACGGAACATCTCAGTCGCTGACTTGTATGCGAGTTGGTGCTCTCTCGTTCTCTCATCACGAGTTTGGGACAGAATCCTGTCCAAGACCTTATCGCTTGGATTACCTAGATAACCCGCAACAAAGTGTCGCACCCATTCGTGTCTCCAATCGGCTTGTGCCTCAGGGTCTTCCTTAATGTATTGCTTATGCCATACCTCTGACTCAGCCATACTCATTCGCTTGGCTACTCCCATGCCGTTAGCGAATACAGCGAATGTAATGTTTGCACCCTTTGGTGCTGTTTGATAAGTAAATGTTAATGCCATGATGTGTAACTCCAATATAAAAAGCCAAGCGTATCGGCTTGGCAACGAATGAATAGATGTTCTATCCATGTAAACAGTATAGCTTTAGGGTCTATTCCCCCCTTCGTAATGGCTATATGGCGACCCCACTATGGGGGTATCAACCCTGTTGGAGGGAGTGGTGACATGGTCACTAGATCATTGTTCCTTAACCGCACAGCTAAAAAATGTCAAATCTTGTATAAAATCAACAACTTACAGCAAAATTTTATTAAAAATTCATGCACTTCCATGTCTAATATTTGACCAAACATGTGACATCCCCAGTTTCCCAGTTGGTACCTACAGGCATAAAACATCTATACATATTGATACCCATATGTATAAAAAATTCCAAAAAATATACATGTCAAATGTTGCAGTGCAATAAAATGTGTAATAAACTACACAAACCGGGAAAAATGTTTCCCACAATTTACAAAGGACCTACCATGTACGATTTTTTTAAACCCCTCGAGCTAAACAAAACTTACCAGCAAACTGAGAAAGCAATTAAAGACGCATACCACTTTTGGCTAGACGTTACGATTGACACAATCAAGATGCTAAAAGCTAAGTAAAAAAAAAAACCCCCGGGGGTTTTAAGTCCGGGGGCCAAACCATCACAACAAAGGAGATTTGCGCATAGCTCAAACGAAGGAGGAAAAGCCACACGCAAAAGAATAGTAACATAAAAAACAAAAACGTTGTATACTTCCAACATTCGCTTACCCCAGCGCAACCAAGGAGGTAGTTAGTTTGCTTTTAGAGCATTTGGTCTCAGCCGTAGCTGCAGATTATGTACCAGAAATTGATTCTGGTGCGGACAACTTTACCCCCCTAGAAGACTTGACTGCCCCCCAAACATTGGGCGCGCAAAAACAAACAGTAGACTGGTTAAACCAATTCTCCTCCGAAGAGGAAGAAGCCCAGATCCTATCTAATGCCCAAGAACAACAAGTAGCCAACGCATTCGCTGCTTTAACAGCTGGCTCCCCTGACGCAAAAAACCAATTACTGAACTTACAAGTCCCTGAAGAAATCACAAACGCCGTGGCTATGGTCACTGGATACCAGTGGGAGTTTGTAAAACAGGCGAATGAGTTGCGTTCGATGAGCGTGGCAAAGATCGTCAAAGAAACCGACCACCCTGATGCCCGGATACGTCTAAAAGCGTTGGAGTTGCTAGGAAAAGTCACGGAAGTAGCCTTGTTTACCGAACGCGTAGAAGTAAACCAAAAAGAAATAAGCAATGAGGAACTCGAAAAGCGCATCAGAGAGAAACTATCCAAGTACATGGGTAAAGCAGACGTCATTGACGTAGAAGATATCGTCGAAACTAAGGTTGTTGCAGAAAAGCAACGGTATAAAGACGAATGAATCTAGACTTTCTAACTCCACAAGAGGCTCTCGCCGCGCAATTAGCGCTAAAAGACATGAGTTTGGAAGAGAAGGCGCTCTTTTTAGCGGATTTAGAAGAGCAAGAGCACCGCATGCACTTAAATCAGGCACAAAATAAGCCGCTGGAGTTCGCGAAAGCAGTATACCCAGGCTTTAAGATAGGGCCCCAGCACCGCAAACTAGCTAAAATCTTCCAGGATGTTGTGGAGGGGCGAAAAAAGCGCGTAATTATTAATATTGCACCACGTATGGGCAAATCAGAGTTTTCGTCCTACCTGTTTCCGGCATACTTTCTAGGTCAATACCCCGAGAAGAAAATCATTATGGCCACGCATACCGCGGGGCTCTCGGAAGACTTTGGACGGAGAGTGAGGAACTTAATTGACTCAGATGATTACAGAGCAGTCTTCCCAAACACGGTCGTTGCCGACGACCAAAAGGCTGCGGGTAAGTGGAGCACATCTGCTGGTGGGCAGTATTATGCTGCTGGTGTCGGGGGTGCCTTGGCAGGACGAGGCGCTGACTTGTTTGTTATTGATGACCCTCATTCTGAACAGGACATGAAAGCGAATTCAAGGCTAGCGTTTGATAACGCCTGGTCTTGGTTCCAAACTGGCCCACTACAACGTTTAATGCCGGGGGGTGCGATCATAGTAATTATGACTCGCTGGTCTTTGCTCGATTTAACTGGGCGGATCATTGACTACAATATAAAAAACCCGCACACGACCCCTTGGGAGATTGTAGAACTGCCCGCTATCCTTAACGAAGATACAGACGCAGAAAAATCCCTTTGGCCAGAACAATGGCCCCTCGAAACACTGAAAGCTACAAAGGCAGTACTAGATCCTCGTTATTGGAATGCCCAGTATATGCAGAACCCGACTAGCGATATGAGCGCTGTTGTTGGAAGAAAAGACTGGATGATATGGGAAAAAGATGACCCGCCTACTGTAGAGTATATTATTCAAAGCTGGGATACGGCGTTTGAAACTAAGACAACATCTGACTACTCCGCATGTACAACGTGGGGGGTTTGGTATAACGAGGAGGATGGGAACTCACCCAATTTAATCTTACTCGACGCCTTTAAAGACCGAATGGCATTTCCAGAACTAAAACAAGTAGCGCTAAAGCACTACAAGGAATGGAAGCCCGATGCGTTTATTGTGGAGAAAAAAGCTTCAGGTGCCCCGTTGATCCAGGAACTTAGGATGATGGGGATACCAGTACAGGAGACCAACCCTTCCCGTGGAAATGATAAGATGGTTCGCTTGAATGCCGTAGCTGATCTTTTTACTAGCGGGAAGGTTTGGGCGCCCGATAGGCGGTGGGCCCGGGATGTAATAGAAGAATTGGCATCGTTCCCAGTTGGCGAGCATGATGACTTTGTGGATACGACAACTCAGGCACTTTTGCGGTACCGCCAGGGCGGGTTCATTAGTTTGGACACCGACGAGAAAGATGATTTGCAGTACAAGTACAGACGGAAGGCGGCATACTACTAATGTTTAAATTCATAAAGCGGTGGTGGAAAGTTAAAAAAATGTCCCGCGCTATCTGGCGTCAGGTTAAAATCGAGCAAACTTGTACTTTTATGTATGTAGCTGAACCTGTTGAGCGCGTACACGAGTGCTTAAAAGAATTTGGGCTTACGGATAAAGATATGCAGGCAAAATGTATGTCGTCTTTACCACCAGCGCGAAACAATAATGTAATTAAGGAAGACATAACATGCCAGTAGATAAAGGTTTATACCAAGCGCCGAAAGGCCTAGAACAACTGACTCAGAACGAGCCAGATATTGAAATCGAAATTGAAGACCCAGAAGCGGTTCATATTAACGGTGATGGCTTTGAGCTAGATATCGAAAAAATGGACGAAGTTGACGGTAGCGAAGAGTTCAATATGAACTTAGCCGAAGAACTTGATGCTGGCGCCCTTGAAACGATTGCCGGTGATCTGGCCTCTGACATCGAAAACGATTTGGCTTCCCGCAAAGACTGGGAGCAGATGTACAAAGACGGTATTACATTGCTTGGTCTGAAGTTTGAAGAACGCGTAGAACCTTGGGATGGCGCTTGTGGTGTATTCCACCCAATGATTACAGAAGCCGTAGTTCGTTTCCAATCAGAAACAATTATGGAGACTTTCCCTGCTAAGGGCCCAGTCCGTACACAGATTATCGGTAAAGAGACCCGCGAAAAGATGGAAGCGGCACAGCGTGTAGAAGCTGACATGAATTACCAGCTTACAGAAAAGATGCCTGAGTTCAGGAATGAGCACGAGCGTATGCTGTGGAATCTGCCATCTGCAGGTTCTGCGTTTAAAAAGGTGTACTTTGATCCGTCTATTGACCGTCAGGTTTCAATGTTTATTCCGGCAGAAGATATCATTTTGCCATATGGAGCTAGCGAAATTGCCTCTTGCCACCGCGTTACACACCGTATGCGCAAGACTAAGCAGGACTTGATCAAGCTACAGCGCGCTGGCTTTTACACCGATGTTGAGCTTGGGGAGCCACAAAAGTTCCGTACCGAGATTCAAGAGAAGAAAGATAAAGAAACTGGCTTTACTGCTAGCTACGATGATCGCTTTGAGCTGTACGAAGTACATGCTGATTTAGATTTACCTGGTTTTGAAGATAAGGACGATAGTGGTGAAGAAACAGGAATTGCTCTCCCGTATGTGGTTACAATGGTACGCGGCACGAATCAGGTTTTGGCGGTTCGTAGAAACTGGAAAGAAGAAGATCCGCTGCGTCTTAAACGCCAGCACTTTGTCCACTACCAATATATTCCTGGTTATGGCGCTTACGGTTTCGGCCTTTTCCATCTTGTTGGCGGTTTTGCTAAATCAGCCACTTCCATCCTGCGACAGCTTGTCGATGCCGGAACCCTATCGAATCTGCCGGGTGGTTTAAAATCCCGTGGTCTTCGCATTAAAGGTGATGACACTCCAATTGCTCCAGGTGAATTCCGTGACGTAGATGTTGGTTCAGGAACTATTCGCGACAACATCCTACCACTTCCATACAAAGAACCCTCTGCAGTTTTAGCTGGTTTAATGGACAAAATCATTGAGGAAGGCCGCCGCTTTGCAGCTACTTCGGATATGCAGGTATCTGACATGTCGGCTAATGCCCCTGTTGGAACTACACTAGCGATTCTCGAAAGAACCTTAAAAGTCATGTCAGCTGTTCAGGCGCGAGTGCATTATGCGCTGCGTCAAGAATTAAAACTAATTGCCGGTATTATTCGGGATTACACAGACGATGACTATACCTACGAGCCAGAACATGGCGACATGCAGGTTAAAAAATCTGATTACAAACACGTAGACATCCTACCAGTATCAGATCCAAACGCGGCCACACTATCTCAGCGTGTTGTCCAGTACCAGGCAGTTATTCAATTAGCCCAGTCAGCTCCACAGATTTACAACTTACCAGAACTTCATCGCCAGATGCTAGACGTGCTTGGCATTAAGAACGCTGACAAACTTGTGCCATTGGATGATGACCAGAAACCGAAAGACCCAGTAACAGAAAACATGGCTGCTCTAAAAGGCAAGCCAATGAAAGCGTTTATGTTCCAGGATCACCAGGCCCATATTCAGGTACACCAGATGGCTATGCAAGACCCAATCGTTCAACAACTTGTTGGGCAAAACCCACAGGCGCAAGCAATTATGGGCGCAATGCAGGCTCATATAGCAGAACACGTTGGGTATGCATACCGTCAGAAGATCGAAGAGGCTATGGGCGCATCACTCCCATCACCGAAAGAAGAGCTTTCACCAGATTTGGAAGTTGAATTGTCTCGTTTGATTGCCCAAGCAGCTCCGCAAGTACTGGCTCAATCTCAAGCTATGGCTGCTCAACAGCAAGCCCAGCAAAATGCGAAAGATCCTGTAATGCAAGCTGAGTTAATTGACCAGCAAGTTAAGCAGGGCGAGCTGGAGCGTAAGAAGGCTAAAGACCAAACCGATGCACAGTTTAAACAACAAGAGCTCGCACTTAAAGCGCAGGAGCTTCAGTCCAAGAAAGTACAGGCTGGGGTCGATACCGCCACAACATTTATCAATAATCAGCAGCAACACCAAGCTAATAAACGCCAGACATTGACTAGCGGGGCCTTGCAATTAGCCCAACTAGCTCAGCAAGATAAAGAGCACAGGCTTAATACAGCAGTAACCCTAAACCAACAGCAACAAACACCTAAGGAGAGTAAAACCAAATGATGGATCTACTAACGGCTGATTTCATAGCCGCAATGCGTGACAAGTTGCGCACAGATATGAATAACTACACTGACGATTTGGCAAACGGGCAGTGTACAAGTTTTGAGCAGTACAGAGAGCTCTGCGGTGTAATTCGAGGCCTAGCATTTGCAGAGCGCCATTTATTCGACCTCGCTGACAATATGAAAGAAGACAACGATGAGTGAAACCATCGCTTTGCCCCCACAAGGGTTTGTATTACCGGATGGCAGTATGCATTCGCTTGACGCAGTAGACGTAGAAGTAAATGAAGTAGCTGAGCCAACACCCGAAGAAATCCAGGTGCAAATGGCCCGCCAGCTACCTGAACCACGTGGTTGGAGAATGCTGTGTTCGCTGGTTACAGCCACAGACCAATACGATAGCGGCATTGTTAAGGCTGATGAGACTAAGAAGATTGAGGAGCTAACTTCCCCAGTTTTATTTGTTTTGAAGCTAGGCGATCTAGCCTATAAAGATGAAGCTAAATTTCCAACAGGTGCTTGGTGTAAAGAGGGTGATTTTGTTATTACCCGCCCTTATACAGGTACTAGGATCATGATTTACGGAAAAGAGTTTCGTGTTATTTATGACGACCAAGTAGAAGCAGTTGTCGAGGACCCGAGGGGGATCGCGCGTGCGTAATAGAACCGAATATCTTAGAGCTTGGAGAGCAGCAAACCCCGAAAAGGTTAAAGCGGCTAAACGAAAGTATTACTCTTCTGAAAAAGGTAAAGCACAAAAACGGAAGGAAGACGCAGCCTATGTAGCAGCTGGCGGTCGAGCTAAAGCAGAATTACGTAGAAGTGCTAAGCCGCTTTCTGAAACTAGAAAACAAGCAAAACTTAGATACCAGCTAGTTCGCCGTAGTTTTGAAAAAAATTTAGCAGAGCTTGATAGGCTAGTTCTTACTGAAGCGGTAGATCTTATGCGTAAGCGAAGTGCTATTACGGGCTTTTCTTGGCATGTAGATCATATTGTTCCGGTATCAAAAGGCGGAACAAGTAGTGCTAATAACCTGCAAGTTGTACCGGCTTTATGGAATCGCAAGAAATCCAACGCGCACACCGAACGCTTTTTCGGTGCTTAAAATAAGGAGCAATTATGGTTTACAAATTCCCAGACGAAGACGGAAGCTTTGATGAAAAGCCAGAAGTCGAGTTAGATGTAACTGCTGAAGGCGATGTTGTTGAGGCGGATATTGTTGTTGAAGACGATACTCCTGAACAAGATCGAAAGGCGCAGCCCCTAAACCGTGATGTAGAAGATCCCTCGGATGAAGAGATTGAGGGCTATACAAAAGGTGTTCAATCGCGCATTAAAGAGCTAACGCATGCCCGTCATGACGAGCGTAGAGCCAAAGAAAAGGCCGAACGTGAGAAAGAAGAAGCAATTCGTCTAGCTCAACATGCTATGGAAGAGAACAAGAAACTGAAGCAGTACGTTCAGACTGGTGAGACTTCCTACCAAGAGATGATGCGCGAAAAAGCCGAGGCTGAGCTTAATAATGCACGTGATAAGTTTAAGAAAGCGTCTGAAGACTACGACTCCGAGGCATTGCTTGCCGCCCAAGAAGCGTTGACTGAAGCGAAGATGAAAATTGAAGCTGCAAAAAATTTCCGTCCAAGTACTTTACAAACTCAAGAAAATGATGTACAAATACAACATACGGCTCCAGATGTACCCAAGCCCGACGAAAAAACTCTGCGCTGGCAGGCAAAAAACCAGTGGTTCGGATCGCCGGGGTACGAAGAG